CTTTAACACAACAAGGAATGCAGCAAGCTGATATTCAAAGTCAGTTACAAGCTGGTGCTGCTCAAAGAGGATTACAGCAACAACAATTAGATGCAGCTAGAGCTACTGAATTACAAAGAGCTTACGAGCCTTTCCAAAGAGCTGAGTTTATTAAAAATATTTACGCAGCGGGTCCTACTTCACAGTCAGGTATTACTGCAGCTACAACACCAACAGTAAACCCATTAGCACAAACGGTAGGAACAGGTATTGCTGCTTATCAAGCTTATGCAGCATCACAACCTAAAACAATTGTAAAATAGGAGGCCTGAGTGGACGATCCAGTACTACATAGAAAGATGTTCAGGCACACAGCACTACGTGTTGGTAAGTTAAAGCCTAAAAAATATAATGTAGGTGCTCCTGGATATGGTGTATCTCCGTATGGTCCTTTCTTAACAAACGAATCACAAGGTATTACGAATATTGCTTTAGAAAATCAACCAGGTAACAGAGTTGTTATTAAAGATGGTAGAAGAATAATTGTAGACCGATTTGGTAATGTACTTAAAACAGAATACATGCCCGCTAAATATAAACCAAGTTTAGGTCAAAGATTTGGTCAAACATTTTTTAATATTGCAGAAAGAATTCCAGGAATAGGTACTCCTGAAGGTATGAGAAAAAATGTAGAAGCTATGAAACAATTTGGTCAAAAAGCAGTAGATCCTCAAACGTATATAAAAGGTGCAAAAACTATTAGTAGAGGTATTGCAGGTATTGCTAAAACAACTCCTACAGCAATAGCTACTGAACAAGCTTTAGCAAGAACAGGTTTAAATCCTGTTGATCGAGCTATAGGTATGGAGGACATGGGTTTTGCTACATTACTTACCTCAGAAGGTTTTAGAGCAGCAGGTAAAAGATTAACTCAAAGTCCAAATGCACTTAAAAGAGGTATTGGTTATGCAATGAGAGTACCTGGTGTTGCAGGTTCAGTTAGAGCAGTAGGACAAAGAGCTCTAATGAGTCCTGTTGGTTTAACTACAATGGCTCTTGGTGGTGCTGGTTATGGTATGAAAAAACTAGAAGACTATTTAAGAGCTACATATCCTGATTACAAAGCAGCAGCAGAACAAGCTCAAGAAGAATCTAAAACATTTTTATCACCAGATGATATGTTTAATTCAATGACTAGTGAGCAAATAGATGCTTTACGAAGTTCTGTGCCTAATAAAGGAACAGAAGGACCGATGAGTAAATCAGATTTAGAAACTAAAGGTGAGATTGCACAGTTAGACAAGAAAACACAAGATCAAACAACTGGCGGTGGCGGAGAAATTCCAACAACAGGAACTCCTAGTCCAGGAGACACAGGTGGTCCTGGTGGCGGCGTAAACGATAACAAAACATTAGAACAAAATATTGCAGCGGGTGCTGAGACCAAAACAGATTTAGATGGTAAAATTAAAACTAAAGACATTAAACTAACAGGTATTGATTCAAAAATACCAGGACCTTCTATTTTTGATAAGTTAGGAAATTTTGCAAGAACAACTGCAGGTAACATGTTTATGCTTAAGTTTGCAGCAGGACTATTATCAGGTAAAGGTAATTTTGGTGAAGTAGTAGGACAAGCATTAAACCCTGCAGTAGATTTATTAGCTGCATATAGATTAAAAGAAGATGAAAATGCTTACAAGCAAATGAAACTTTTAATGGACTCTAGAGGTAAAGTAGAGAATGAAAGAGGTATGCTTAGAATTGTAGAAGATGGAACAGTCAGAGCTGTACCCGCAATTAGAGATAAGAAAACTTTAGTAACATATAGAATAATGCCAGACGGTAGTAGAGAAGCTATTAATGATGAAAACGTTTCTTCAGGTTTTAGAACATATAATGCATCAAAAGCAACTGATGTAGTAGATGCTTTGAGTGCTTACAGTAATGTATCTACCGCAAGAGCTTTAGCTCAATTCGTTGCTAACACAGATACAGCATTACTTGGTACATCTGGTTTCTCTAAACGTTTATTTGACAGAATAATTGGTGCTGGTAAAGGTTACTTTGAGGCTTTCAAAAAAGCAGACCTTACTCCGCCTTCATTTACAGATGCTCAAGGTAATGCATTAACAGGTGATGCACTAAAACAAGCTGAACAACAATGGGGTCAAGTAACAGCAGGATCTAAGAAAATTTTTGAAAATGCAGATGCTACAACTAGAAAAAGATTAGAACAATTAGGACTAACAGAAACAACTTTAAGATACTTCTTGGCTAATGCGTTCAAACAAAAAGACAGATTAACAAACGTTGACTTACAGTTAATTAACGAACTTGTACAAACTATGGGTGCTAGTATATCTGGTGAACAAGTACAAGAAAGAATGAATGCACTTATTAAGATTCTAGATGAGAAAATGAATACTTATAAAGAAAACGTTAGAGAATACGGTATTGATGATTACCAATTTGCTACAAGATTCTATCAAACACCAGGTGCTAAGATTACATTTGGTTTAATATCAGACCAAGGTGAAAAAACAGACTTTAGCCAAATGGGAGGAAAAGACCTAGATACATTCTTAAAAGGTAAAGGATTTCAGTAATGGCTATCGTTGATAAATTACAGGAACAAATCAATAATAAATCATTTAACCCTAGAGACTACAATGATGAACAACTAACTATCATTGATGATATGTTACAGCAGGGCGTAATCAAAGGCCCACGAATGCAAGAAATAGTTACTGAGTTTGAAGGAACTGCAGGACAATTAGCAAAAGAAGCTGAGTTTTCTAAAGACCCATTAGGTTTTGCTTTAAAAGATAAATCTATAATGTCTGGAGAGCTAACAGGTTTAATACCAACAAGAGCAGGATCAGAATTAATAGGTGACTTAACAGGATCATTGATACCTTACGTAAGAAACCATAAAGCACTTGTGCAATCACTATCAATGCCTAAAGGTGCTCAATCAAAACAATTTGCAAAAGCAGCATTAGGCTTAGCTAATCAATTAGAAAAGATTCCGAGAATAGGTAAGTTTTTTAAATTTACAAAACCATTGTTATATAGAATGGGTAAAGCTACTGACATTGCAACAAAAGGAAGATTAGCTCCTTTAATAAAAACAGAAGCACAATCATTAGCTCTTGGAGCTGGAGGTGCTGGATTAGGAACAGTAGGTTATGATTTAGTTAATCAAACAGTGGGTAGAGATTTAGCAGTAGCTATTAATAATGATTTAGCTGACATGCCAGAACAAGATGTTAAAACAGATACAACCGCATCAGCTTTAGAAGCAATGAAGAACTCATTGATGTGGGGGGCTGCAGGTACAGCCATGATGCCTATACTAGGTATAATTGGTAAAGGTGGTAGAACTTTATTTGGTTTAAAAGGTGACAAAGCAAAAGAACTATCTGAGTATGCTTTAAGAAAAGGATTACCATTGCCTTTATTAGGTGCAATGGATAAAACACAAAAGGGTGCTTATCTTGCAAACTTAGGTAAAACTTATTTTAAAACAATTGGTCTATTTCCATTTATAGCACCAACAGGAGAAAAAGCTGTTCAAGCTGCAGAAAGAGCTGGAACAACTGCATTTTTAGATGATATATTAAACATAGCTCCATTAACTAAAACATCTGCACTAGCTGTGGGTTCTTTAAATGCTATTAAAGATAACTTTCAAAAATACGGTGAGTTAATTCAAAATGGATATAAAGTATTAGATAATGAAATTGCTGATATAGGTAATCCAGCTATTATAAATTTAACAAAGACTCAAGAATTTGCACAACAAATAGCAAAAGATTTTGGTGAAGAAATACCTTTAATAGGTAAGTATACTGGTATGGTAGGTAGTGAATATAGTTCTACACAAAGACTTGTAACAGGTGCTGAACGATTAGCTGATGAAGCGTTAGACAAAACTTTAATTGGTGACTTATCAGATCGAGCAGATCCATTAGTACAGTTAATGGCTAACTTAGCTATAACAAAAAACAAACCAATGACTATTAAAGAATACATTGGATTACAAAAGATTGCTACAAAAGCTTATCAACAAACAGGTTTAAAAATGCCAAAAGAAATGGTTTTAGGATTAAAGATGGCTTTAGATGATGACTTTGCTCAATCTATTCCATTACTAACTAAAGAAACAATGTTACAAGACCCTGCTCTAAAAGCATTGTATGATACAACAGCTGAAGTACAAGGTAAGAAAGCTGCTGATAATTTACTTAAATTAAGAATGGCAGGGGCTCAATCTATAAACGATAAATTAAAAGAAGCCAATACAGCTTTTGCAAGATTATTAAGACCATTTGAATATGGTGCAGTTGCTCAAGCTATGAAATCTGCAGATAGAAATTTATTTACTAATAAACAAATAATGGGAATAACAGGTAGAGAATCTGTACCTGCTGATTTGTTATTTGAAGGAATTGAAAAAGCTACGTTTAGACAAGGTAGTCCAATAGCAGTTAAACAACTTAAAGTACTATATGGTCAAGACGCACCTGGTAAAGAAATGTTTAACAGGGCTTTTACTAGATATATGTATGATTCATACTTAGGAGCTTTCAGCGAAAAATCCATTGACGATTCTTCAGTATTTAATTTCCTTAAAAAGAAAATGGATGAAAGTCCAAGAAGTAAAATGATTACAGATGTATTACAAAGAGGTGGTATGGAAGATTTAGATGCTGCTTATGGTACAACTGTAAAAGACATAGTATCAGGACAAGCTGATGAAGCAATTAGTGTTAAGTTTGGACAAGGGGATTTTGCACAATTTGATGCTGATGTGTTTGCAAGAAACTTAGGTTTAACAGGTGCTAAGTCTGCACAAAGAAGAGAGATGTTAGTTGAGGCTTTCGGTGGAGGAGCTAAAGGTCAAGCAGCATTAAAAGATTTAGATGATTTCCTTAAATATTCAAAAATGATTTCAGACATACCTATTTCAGAACCTTCTGCTTTTCTACAAAGACGTATCACATTAGGTGGATTTGGTTCAGCACTTGGAGGTGTTGTAATGGGAGGAACTTTATTTGCAGCTAACCCATTAGCTCCAGTTATTATGCTAGCAGCTGGATTAAAGATTGGTGACATTCTTACTAATCCTAAGTCTTTAAGATACATGATGGATGCATTAGGTCCTGAAGAAAGACTAAAAGCAGCTAAAGAAGCTGTTGGAGTTAAGAAAACATTAGGGGTACCAACAACTTATGGCGAAACAGAAGCTAGAGCTTTTGCTAGATTCATGAATTATCTAAATGAAGAAGACAATGATTTTCCAAGAGTAGATCCAAACAACATTAATGAACAAGAAATTATAAATAGACTACAACAAATGTCTATGGTGATTCCTAAAAGAGGATTTAAATACGAAAAACTTCCAGCAGATCAAAAGAAAAGAATGTTCCCTGAAAGAGAGCTTGAGGACAAAGCACCTACTGAAATGATTGCTGAAGCAGATGGGTTTGGAAGAGGTTATGAAATGGGACAAGATGCTGACTTAAGAGCTTTAAATGTAGACTTTGGTATAGAGCAAGAAGAAGGACAAGAAGGTCAACAGGCAGCTATACCTGGTGCATCTCAGATACCTACATTACAAGCACCGAAAGTGGCTACTCCTGAAACACCACAAGTTAGAGCACAAAAATATTCTAAACTATTTCCATTTGATATAACTGGACAAGGTATAGCGGAGAGTTAAAATGGTATGCAACGATTGTGGGAACGAGGCACATTGTGGAGAAATTTTAAAAGATGAGATCAACGGTATCCAAACAGTCGAATGTAAAAAATGTAAATGCTATGAATGCAAAGAATTCGAACGGCCACTTAACGAAGATGAATTCAATGGAGCCTAAAACAACAAGAGAACATATATTAAATCTACAAGGACACGTTACAGGTGTTAAAAGAGAGATATACCATATTAAAAAACAACAAGAACATACCCACCAAGACATAGAAAAAACTTCAAAAAAGATTGATTGGATCCTAGGGCTTATAATTGCTGGTTTAGCCTTTTTAGCGTCAAAAGCACTATTTGACCTTTAAAAAAACGCTCTGAGATCGCTCAGAATTAACGTTTGACATCCTTTTGGTACTAGGATACCCCTAGATTTTTATGAAAATTATAAGAACTAGCGATGGTTTTGAAATTACAGGTTTTGCTTGGAACCGTAATAAATATAATTATAGAAAGTTTACCAGACAAGAAGACGAGATTAGCGGACAACGGACATACAACGTTGATAGCAAAAAGATACCATCCGTAACTACTATACTATCTGCAACTAAATCTAAAGAAGACATGGAAGGTTTACAAAGATGGAGAGATAGAGTGGGTGAAGCAGAAGCTAAACGAATAATGATTGAAGCATCTACACGTGGAACTGAGATGCACTACGTATTAGAAAATTACATTGAAGGTAAAGGTTATATTAATTTAAGTGAAAAAGGTAACAAAGCTAGATTAATGGCACATAAGATTGTAGAAAATTTAGGTGCATTAGAAATAGTTTACGGTAGTGAAGTATCTTTATACTACGAAGAATTATATGCAGGTGCTACAGATTTAGTAGGAGTGCATGGTAATAAACCAACTATCATAGACTTTAAACAAGCAAACAAATTAAAGAAAAGAGAATACGTAGAAGATTACTATTATCAAATCGCTGCTTATGCATTAGCACACGAAAGATACCATGGCCCTATCAATAAAGGTTTGATTTGTATTTGTACTAAAGACTTACAGTATCAAGAGTTTATGTTAGACCAAGATGATCTAAATAGGTATAAAGATAAATGGATTAATAGAGTAGAACAGTTTAATAGAGGAATGCTCTAACATCTTCTCCTAAAGTTTTAGCAGATAATTTAATTTTACTTTGTAAAGCTCTTAATATGTATTGGTCTATAGTTTTCGGTGAGATGAGATCGATATAAGTAACATCAGATTTTTGACCGATTCTGTGAGCTCTGTCTTCACTTTGTTGTCGGACTTCCAAGTTGAAAGTATTACTAAAGTATACCACGTAACTAGCAGCGGTAAGAGTAAGACCAAAACCACCAGTGGTAGGATTACCAACAAAGAACCTACAGTTAGGATCTTCTTGAAAAGATTTGACTGCTGCTTGACGGTCTTCCCTGGATACCTCACCAAAAATAGCCACAGTGCTGCCTTGCCCATACTTAGCCTCCAACTTGTTCATAATATTTTTGATATTATACACGTAGTTTGCCCATATAATAACCTTGCTATCTGTTTCGTCTATGATGTTCATTAACTCCTCTGTCTTAGGACATTTTTTAAAAGGTTGAACTAAGCCACTATCTCCTTTAACAAAGCCACAAGTTACCTGGTGTAATCTAAGTAATTCTGTAAGTTTATTATTAAAACTAACTTGGTCATCTTCTACAATAGCTAGTGCTCTTTGTTTTAATTCATCATATGTTTTTTGTTGTTCAGCTGTTAAATCTATTTTTCTAATATACCTGTTCTTTTTAGGTAACTGTAAACAATCATCTTTCCTAACACGATAAGAGAACTCAGCTAATTTAGCCTCTAATTCATCAAGGTTTGTGTAGTATTTAGGTGCAAGAATATACCTATCATTACCCACACGAATCTGATCCATAACAGCATATCTAGCCCTGAAAGTATAAAAACTAGTAAACCCTAAAAGTTCTGGACTTAAGAAAGCACATTGTGTATAGAGATCCAATGGTGATTTTGTTACTGGTGATCCTGTTAGTACTCTCCTGTATTTGGATTGTGGGGCTATTTTTAAAATTGATTTTGTTCGCATCGCTCCTTGGTTCTTTATTGTGGTTGATTCATCTACAATAAACATACTATTCCTGTAACGTAACAATAATTCTTTAACAAACTTAACACCACTTTTATGAGACAAAGCTTCAATGTTAATTAAATATATACCAAGCTTACCATCTAAGATTGCATCATCAATTGGTTTTTTATCACGTTGCCATGCAAAAATTTTATAAGGTATTTGATCAGATAAGTGAGTTTCTATTTCAGTTTCCCAGTTAATATATACAGATTTAGGTGCAGCAATAATTACAATGTCTATTTCATCTTGTAATTTAAGTATACCAATATTATCAATTGCAACTTTAGTTTTACCTGTACCCATCTCCATGAAGTAGGCAAAGTTTTTCTTCTTCCAGGATAAGTCCAAAGCTTTTTTCTGGTGATCAAAAGGTTTTGTTTTAAAGGTATACTTTTTCATTTGACAAATTCTATACACTAATCTAAATACGAATCAACTTAAATAAAGGAGGATCTATGGATCTAGAAGAAATATCACTTTCAATGAAAGTTGATGATAAAGAACTAGACTCCCTGTCTTCACTTTGTAAGGAAATGCTAGAGCAACAAGAGATGATTGCTAATCTAGAGGAACAGTTAAAAACGGCTAAAGAAAAAGAACGTAAGCTCTCCGAAGAACGCATTCCAAACAAAATGAATGAATTGGGATATAGTAACATCGAACTAAAAACTGGTGAGAAAATACAAATCAAACCATTTTATAGTGCGAAGATTCCTGCAGACCGAGTCGATGCTGCCTTTCAATGGCTCAGGGACAACGGACAAGGGGATCTAATAAAAAACAATGTGTCTTTAACATTTGGTAGAAGTCAGGACAATGAGGCGAAAGCAATTGTTGACGAATTACGAAATAAAGGGCATAATGTTAAGCAAGTCGAAAAGGTGGAACCGATGACTTTGAAAGCTTTCGTAAGAGAGCAAACTGAAAAAGGTCAAAGCATTCCGTCTGATTTATTCGGCGTATACATAGCGAACAAAACAACAATTAAAAAGTAATAGGAGGAAAAATGCAAACTAAAGAAAATGCAGTCGCTAAGAAAAAAGAAACACCATTGTCTATGGATGTTTCATCACTTGAAAATCTAGCAGGTATGGGTACAGAGAATGTAGGGCAAAGAGATTTGCAATTACCATTCTTAAAAATCCTATCTCAGTTATCACCACAAGTAACACAAGGTGATTCTAAATTCATAGCAGATGCTAGACCTGGTATGATATACAACTCGGTATCCGATCAATGCTACAATGGACAAGAAGGTATTAGAGTAATACCTTGTTTCTATAAGCTTGAGTACCTTGAGTGGAAAGATAGAGGACAAGAAGGTAGTGGTGCACCTGTAAATATTTACGATGGTACATCAGACATCTTAACTCAAACTAATAGAGGCCCAGATAAAAAAGATAGATTACCAAACGGTAATTATATTGAAGAGACAGCTTCTCACTATGTGTTGTTAGTTGATGATAATGATCAACCAACTGAAACAGCTTTGATTACTATGAAAGCTACACAGAGAAAGAAGTCTAGAAAATGGAACTCTATGATCATGACTCAAAGAGTAAAAGGTAAGAATGGTTTCTTTCAGCCACCTTCATTTGCTCAAATCTATAGACTTAAAACTATTTTAGAAAAAAATAGTTTAGGTTCATGGTATGGTTGGGATATTGATTTTGATAAAAATGTTCCAAATCAAACTCTACTTACTGCAGCACAGGACTTTTACAACACTTGTAAACAAGGTGAAGTTAATGTGAAGCATGGAGAAGAGGAAGCTCCAAAACAAGTCGAATCTGAATCTACTCCATACTAATTATGGATCTTAGTAGATTTCCAGAACTATTCGATGGATCTAAGAAAAGATACGGTACCTTCAAGCCTTCGGGCTTGAAGCGTGCTGATGGTAAAGTCGAAGGTAGATACGATTGGGAATCGTTTCCTGCAAATGGTGACGAATCTCAGATGTGGTTAGACCATGTAAACGGAATTCAATCTATTGGTATTGTACCAATTAGAGAAGATAGCACCGTAAGTTTTGGTGTTATTGATGTAGACCAAGTAAAATCAGAAGATGAAGCTAATCAAATATTAGATAAAATGAGGTCTTGGAACCTTCCATTAGTGCCATTTAGATCAAAATCTGGGGGCATACACGCATATTTATTCATAGATGGGTCTGCACCAGCCAAAGAAGTCAAAAGAAGGCTCACAGCCTTATCTTTGAAGCTTGGAAGGCCTAAAAGCAGTATAGATATATTTCCTGTTCAAACTAAACTTAATGCAGATGGTACAGGGAATCAGATAAACACACCATATTTTAATTATAAAGACCAAGAGACAAAACGTTGGGCTATTAGAAATTACAACATAAAAGATTTAATCCCTTTAGAAGAGTTTCTAACCATGAAGATTACTAGAGTTACATTAAAAGAACTAGAATCAATTGGTATTAAAAAAGTTTCAGATTACCCACCATGTATGGATTACTATTTTGAAAACAAAGTCCATGAAGGTGAAAGAGATAAAGCATTGTTACAGTTTGGTTGCGTAGCTAGAAAGATGCACGGTGATGATGAAGACAAGATTAGAGAAGAAATGGATAATTTTGTAACTAAATTCTTTGCATCAGAAGAAGGTTTTGACAAAAACCAATTTGCTAAAAAAGTATCTCAAGTTATGAAGAAGCGAGATAAAGCAGATCAAAAAGATGAAAACGATATTTGGTATGTAAGAAATAATTGTAGACAAATAGCTGACCTTGGTAGATGTGATAAGGTTGGATGTAGAACTCGTAAGTTTGGATTAGTAGAACGATCAGTAATGGTTACAGACTATAGAATGATTATGACTAATCCTAGAAGACACTTACTTACAATGGTAAGTGAATCAGGCGAAGAGGTTATCATATCAATGACCACGGACCAGTTATGGACACAAAATCAGATTGCCAAAAGATGTTGGGAAGAACAAATTAAATGGACATGGGTTGAGAAGGATGAGTTTGAAACTATGAAAGAGAATTGGTTCAAAGATATGAAAGTTATCGATTCTTACAATGAAGGTGAGGAAAGATTATCTGAGTTTAGCACGATCCTACATTCATTCATTGATGAGAAAAAAGGTGCAAACGATATTACTCAAATAGATTATGGTTATGTATATCGATGTGACAAACTAAAAAGATATTTTTGGAATGCTACATCATTTAAACATTATGCAAAAAGTAAATACAATAAATCATATGAAATGACTTTAGGTGAAATGTTAGCTCGAATGTGTGAGGAAGAGAAAGTTAAGTATCCAGATAAAAAAGATACACACAAGAGATTAATACAATTACATAAAGGTTATCAGAAATATAGTAAGCGATGTTACTCATCAATTATATTATCTGAAATAGAAAAAAGAGATAACGAATCAAGTATAAATAACTTTAAACAAAAGATAGGTAGCAATGAGTTCAGTACAAACGAATAAACCAAACAAAGCAGACTTAATTAGAAATAATCCAGAAGAATTACAAAAGATAAAAGATAAAACTTGGAAGATATATGGTCCTCCAGGTACAGGTAAAACTTGGACATTACTAAACATTATTAAATATGGAATTGGTAAGAAACATATTGTACCTGAATATATAGCATACTGTTCTTTTACTAGAGCTGCAGCTAAAGAAGGTATGGATAGAATACTAAAAGCTTTTCCTGGTAAATATAAAGAGGATTCATTCGAACTATTTAAAACAATACATGCAATGTGTTTGTCCAGGACACGAGATTCAGCACTAGAAATTATAGATGAGAATAAACATTTACCTGCATTCAGTTATTTAGAACGTGGAGAGGAAGTAAACTTACAAGTAGGTAAAGATGAAGATGGTAAGATTGCAATTAAAAATTATCCAATTGAAATATATGAAAGAGCTAGAAACTGTAAACTTAGTTTGAAACAAGCTTATGAAGCTGACAACTCAATGAATAAAACAAAACATTGGGGAGACTTAGTAGATATAGTTGATAACTGGGTTAAGTTTAAAGATGGATTCTTTATGGATTTCACTGATATGATTGAAGACTTTTTAATTAAAGATTATTCATTCAAGGTAGATTATTTTATTGTAGATGAAGCACAAGACTTAACACCTTTACAATGGGACTTTGTATATTTAATGGCTAGTAAAGCTGAAAAAGTATTTATTGCAGGGGATGATGATCAGGCCATACATGAATGGAATGGAGCTAGTGTAGAAGAGTTTTTAAACTTTCCTGGTAAATCTAAAGTTTTACATAAATCTAGAAGACTGCCTAAAAAAGTATTAGAGTTTTCTAAAAACATAACTAACCAAATAAAATTAAGACAACCAAAAGATTATATAGCTACAGGTTCTAAAGGTTATATACAAACAAATAACTTTGCACTTAGACATATAAATTTTAATGAACACATCGATGATACTTGGATGGTATTAGTCCGAACTGTTAGAGAGCTAAAAGAGATAAGAGCAGAAGCTAAAGCTATAGGTTTATTTTTTAAAACATCGTCAGGTTACCCATCAGTAAATGCTACTCATTGGAAAGCGATAGAAGTATGGGATAAATTGATGAAAGACGAAGAGATTAGTTTACAGGAAGTTGGTTTAGTTTATGCTTATGTTAGAAATATCCAACATGGTTGGAGAAAAACAGACAATAAAAAGTGGTCAAAGATAACTAAGGACAAATTTAATTACCAATTCTTACATGTTAATTGTGGATTACAAGAGGAGCAGGGATCATGGACAACGGCCCTGGATATAGACATTCACAACAAGAACTACATAAATAAGCTTATTGAAAGAGGGATTAAGTCCGATAGTGTACCTAAAATTATAATTGATAAAATACATCAAGTTAAAGGAAAAGAGGCAGATCATGTGGTTATTTGGGAACAATGTCCACAAATATGTACTTTACCAGATAAGAATAGTAGAGAAAGAGATGCAGAATTAAGAGTTTGGTATGTAGCTGTAACAAGAGCTAAAAAAGGTGTACACATAATACAACCAAATAAACCATATGGACATCATATGCCACTAACAGCAATAGGTAACGGGAGATATAGAATATGACAGATAAAAGTATATTTGATAATTTAAAAACTGCAAAAGAAAAACAAATTGGAGGATCACATTACAAAAAACATGCGATCCAACCTTATACATTTATAACAAAAAACAAATTATCTTTTTTTCAAGGTAACGTGATAAAATATGTTTGTAGATATAAAGATAAAAATGGTATAGAAGATTTAAAAAAGATTATACATTATTGTGAATTAGAAATTGAGGAGTTAAAAGATGGTAAAAATAAGTAAAGAAGATTTCTCTAGACTAGCTGGAGATAATGACGGGACTAGATTCCCTGGTGAGCCTGCCATGACAATATTATCATTAGGAGCTGGTGTGCAATCAAGCACAATGGCCTTAATGGCTGAAGAAGGAGCTTTTGGTAAAAAACCAGACGCAGCAATCTTCGCTGATACGGGATGGGAACCTAAACCTGTAATAGAACATTTAAAATGGCTACAAACAAAACTATCTTTTCCTGTGCATATTTGTAGTAAAGGTAATATTAGAGAAGATATAATTAAAGCTATGGGACCTGAAGGTTCTAGATTTGCATCTGCACCGTTCTTTACTAAGAACCCTGACTCTAATAAAAAAGGAATGCTTAGAAGACAATGTACAAGGGAATATAAAATTACTCCATTAACAAAAAAGATGAGAGAGCTCATGGGTATACTACCTAGAAAAAGATTTCCTAAAGACAAATGGATTGAAGTATGGATTGGTATATCAACTGATGAGATACAAAGAATTAAACCATCAAGAGAAAGATGGCAAAAAAATAGATGGCCTTTGATTGAAATGGATATGAATAGAAACCAATGTTTAGATTGGTATAAAACAAGAGAACAATACAAGGTACCTGCTAAGTCTGCATGTATTGGTTGTCCATTCCATGACGATGCATTTTGGTTAGATATGAAAAAGAATAGACCAGAAGAATTTAAAGATGCATGTGAAATTGATGAAGTAATTCGTAAAGGTAATGATAAAGTAAAAGACCAGTTGTTTATGCATAGATCATGTGTACCTTTGAAAGATGCAAAATTTAAAGGCGAAGAAGACTTAGACATGTTCCAAATGGAATGTGAGGGTATGTGCGGCCTCTAACCGAAGCAGTCATAGATGTAGGATCTGGATTTATATTAGCTATACTTATACAGTTATTTATATTTCCATTTTTTGACTTGCATCCTACAATTTTTGATAGTATTCATATTGCTTTAATTTTTACAATAGCATCTATGATTCGTTCATGGCTGTGGAGGATATATTTTAAACGATGTCGTACCAAATCAATGTAGTTATGAAGAATACTGAATGGGTTACACCAAATGAATTTCCTGATTTATCTGAAGAATCAGAAATAGCAATAGACTTAGAAACAAGAGATGAGAACATGAAAAAGCTTGGCACAGGCTGGGCTAGACATGATGGAGAGATTGTAGGTATTGCTGTAGCTGCAGGTTCTTTTAAAGGTTACTATCCTATTAATCATCAAGGTGGAGGTAACTTACCTAGGGGTAAAGTTATTGCCTGGTTTCAATCTGTTTTAAAAACAAATGCAGATAAGATATTTCATAATGCACAATACGATTTAGGTTGGATTAGAGCACAGGGTTGGCAAGTCAATGGTCGTATTATTGATACTATGATTGCTGCTGCATTAATTGATGAAAATAGATTTAGTTATTCTTTAAATGCATTAGGTTTTGATTATCTTGGAGAAATAAAAGCAGAAGACGAATTAAAAGAGGCTGCTGCTCAAAGAGGATTAGATGCTAAAGCAGAACTATGGAAATTACCTGCAATGGACGTAGGTTTTTACGCAGAGCAGGATGCTGCACTTACACTTAAACTATGGAATTACTTTAAACCTACATTAGTAAAAGAGAATTTATTAAACGTATGGCAGTTAGAAATGGAGCTGTTGCCTATCTTAATACAGATGAGGGAGACAGGAATTAGGGTTGATATAGACAAAGCTGAGACTCTTAAAAAAGAACTTTTATCTAGAGAAATGAAATTAATGAGTAAAATCAAAGATATGACAGGACAAGATGTTGAGATTTGGGCAGCACGATCCGTGGCTAAAGCCTTTGATCAACAGAAAATCAAATATGAAGTCACAGAAAAGTCTAAGTCACCTTCTTTCACAACAAATTGGTTAGAGAATTGCAATCACCCCCTAGCTAGGTGTATAAAGGACGCCAGAGAAATAAATAAACTACATTCAACGTTTATTGATTCCATATTAAAATACGAACACAAAGGTAGAATACATGCAGAAATTAATCAACTTCGCTCTGACATGGGTGGGACTGTCTCTGGCCGTTTGTCTATG